ATCGAAAGGGAATGAGGTTAATATTCCTCAGCCAGGACAAGGATATTTTTACGTACGGTGACGTAAACGAACTTCGAGACCAAAAGAGAGTTACATAAAGGAAAACGAAGCACTCAAGCTTCAGTTGCAAACTCTAATGGGTCAGTATGCTGGAACAAAGAAAGTAGCTGATGATATGGGAAAGCTTGTTCAGTCTATTCAGACTGACTTGAACCATAACAGGAAGCAACTTTCAACTATTCAGCAGGCTGAGGAACTCAAGAAGTCTCAAACCTTGAAAGTTGTCACAGGCCACATAGATTTGCCGGACGCGCCTTCGGTAAAATCCATCACCCCGCAGGAGATCAGTACTACATTAGTACCCTCATTGCAAGCTCCAATTATCAGTTCACGATTGGAGCCGCCGACGCAGGCGGAGTCGGCCTCACAGAGTGTGGCTTTGGTCCAAGACCAAACTTCTCAGGGAGTAGTGCTGGAAAGCAAAGGACGGACGAACTCGAACAAGCAATTGCAGAGTTCCCCGAACTTGACCAGTACGACTTCCCACCCCGCGGTCACGCAGCAGAAGTTAAGTCACTCAAACTCCAATCAGCCCGATACCTTGGCCAAGCAGAGTTCACACCAGAACAACGCTCAAGGGCAATCACCTGGGCAAAGCAGAACTTCCCGAAGACGACGTCAGCGAAAGTTGAAGGTCTAAGTCGGTCAAGTTTAGCTGCCTACCTTTCCGTAACCAATATGGAGGCTTCACCCGGTGCGCCCTGGTATCAATTTGGAGCAACGAAGTCTGATGTGATCGATAAGCAACTTGATTTTCTATTAGGTTGTTATAACGATCGTATGCATCTTTTGACTAAGTTGACCACACTCTCTGACGACCCAATTGAACTTGTTAAATCAGGTCTTTGCGACCCTGTAAAGATCCATGTAAAGAACGAGCCCCACAAAAGGTCTAAGCTACTCGAAGAACGTTATCGTTTAATTTGCTGTATCTCTCAACTCGATGAGTTGATTGATCGTGTACTGTTTTCAGTTCAGGATGATGCTGAAATTTCAAATTATACGACTTGTCCGTCACAACCCGGCTTTGGTTTGTCAAATGATGATGCAGTCTCCATGCTTTATAAGCGTGTGATGGCGTATCATGCAAACT